AAGTATTTAAAGATGATAAAGGCGGTATTAAAGGAATTTCTATAGGTGGAGACGATGAATTTAAAAAAGGTGTGGCAAATATCTTAAACGATACTTCACCCGAAGCTTTAGCAAAAAGTATAGAGATTGATAATCTTATGTTAAAATATGATGGCATGGGTAGAGAACTTGCAGAACAAATTGCATCCGATACAAATCCACAACGTAAAGCCGACGTAATTTCTATGGTTGAGCAAACAATGGAGATGGGTCAAAAAGGAATGAGTGGGGATGAGATTATAGAAATATTTAAAAAAACACCTAGAACTAAACAAGCTGATGGTGGTCCAGTAGAGTTTGAAAAGTGGTTAGAAGGTAAACGAGAATTTGAAAAACAAGAAAATTCCGAAGAACTTTATAAACAATACTTAGAAGACATGAGAAGAAAAAAAATATATGATAATAGAACCAGTGTAGCTGGAGGAGGTCCAATTACTTCAACTGGTTTAAACTCTTTATTAGGTGAAGATGATAACAACAGAGTACCTTACGCAACTGGTGGCAGACGTGGATTCTTAAAACTTCTTGCAGGACTAGGCGCAGCCGGTGCAGCATTTAAAACTGGATTGATGAGTTTAAAAGGTGGCGCTAAACCTATAGCTAAAGAAATAGTAAAAGAAGCTGCAACAGGTCAACCACCTGCGTATTTTTTAAACTTAGTTGCTAAAATTAAAACATTAGGTGATGATGCACCAAGACTTGCAGTAAAAGATAGAGAAAAAGTTACAACCTATAAAGATTACACATTAACCGAAGATGTTACAACTGGAGAACAAACAATTCAAAGAATGAAAGTAACTGATCCTGATTCAGCAAGTTATTATGGTCAACCTTTAACTGAAGAAACGTACATGAATTTTAAACCTGGAAAAGGTCAAATGGATGAAACAACTAAAGGTAAAATTCCGCCAGATGAATATGAAGAAGGTACAGCTCACATAAGAAGTGATAGAGGAAATGCAGGAGAGATTGTTGATGAGTCAGCTGAAATTTCTGATGACGTTATTAGAGAAGGAACTCCGTTTGAAGATGACTTATCTGATTTTGGTAAAGCAGATGGTGGCCGTATAAATCATGCAGCTGGTGGTATTGCAAAATTAATTAAAAAACTAAACGACATTGCTCCAGGGTCCACGAAGCTTGGTGCAACATCTAAAAAGTTAAGCAAAAAGGCTGATGACAAAAGAGCCTTGCAACAAGCAATTAAAGATTTTGAGAAAAGAACTAAAACTCCTAATCCATTAGGTTTATCAGAAGAGTTTATAAGAGGGTTAAATAAAAAAGTTAAAAAACAGATGGGCGAGTAATGAACGATCAAGAATTAATGTCATTTGCCATAGCAAGATCTAATGATCCTATAATCAAGAACAAAGTGCTAAGAGATGCACTAGACAAGGACCTTGGACCACGAACCAACTTTGATGATGGTGGTAAAGTTGATGAAGCTTTAGATGCTTATAACTACTATCTTAAAACAAGAAAATCTAGACCCTCTAAAAAAAGATATAAAGAAATTCCTTTTACAAAATTCTTTGAAATATATGGAAGAGAGAACTTTAGTAAGGGTGGACCTTTAACAGGAGACAAGTTTAAAGAAATTGTAACAAAGTACCCTGACAAGACAAACCAAGAATTATTAGATTATTTTAATAAAAATAAATTTACTAATAGATCAGGCGATCCATTAACTACCGGAGCTATTAAAACACAAAAATCAAAATTTTTTGACATAGCTACAGAAGTAAAGTCACAGACACCTAAAGGATATATATCTTCAACAGAAGTATTTGAAAATTTACCTATAAGTAAAGAAGATTATTTTAGAGTTAAACAAGCAAAAGAAGGTGGAACTTTACTTACTAAAGAAATAGATAAACTATTAAAACCAGTAAAAATAGGAGATACTTTTTATTTTAAAAAACCAGGTAAAAATGATTCTAGATCTTTTTCAAGACTAGCGGATAAAACAGGAAGATTAAATAATAGAATTGCTGATTTAATGCTTGATTTTGATACAACGTATGGAAATAAATTTTTTAGTAAGGGCAACGTTCCTGATATTGATGATGTTGCAAAAAAATTTAATATTACAGATAGTACAGCAGGTAAAGTAACAACAAGATTAGCTCAATGGTATGGGGGTCAAGATTTTAAAAATCCACAACTAAAAGATTTAAAAAGAAACAAAGTAACTTCTAATCGATTGTTTAAAACTTTAGAAAAATCTGGTTTTGGAAATCCGTACAGAAATGGTTTATATCAAATATCAATGCAAACTATTGATGCTAAATTAGGAAATAAACAAGGCACATTTGAAAAATTTAAAAGTCAAGCTAAACAAATTTTAAAAGACAACAAAATTCCAGTATATAATCCAGCAAAGGGTAAAGATGCATTTGGATTTAATATTAATGAAATAGCAGGAGTTACAGGCAGTGCAAAATCTAAAGCAGCCGAGTTTTCTCAATTTGTTGATGTAATGGAAGGAAATATAAATACAAAAGCAATGGCTGGTTTTCAAAGTAAACTTTCAACTGCAAGAGCAGCAATAGAAAAAGATCCAACAAAATTATCTGTAGAATCTAAAAAAATAAATAAAATGGCTAAAAATTTAGAAAAAACTTATGGAGTACAATTACCAAGACTTAGAGATCCTGACGCTACTAAATTTTTTTCACCTACAAGATTAAAAGAATTAAATGCACAAGGTTTAGATATTGTTAAAGCTGCAGAACGTGCAGGTTACACAGTTCAAATGCCAAAAAATGCAATGACTATTACAGAATTTACAGATCCTAAAAATGCAGATCAAATAAAAACTTTGTTAACAGATAAAGAACAAACAAGACTAGCTTCTATGGGTGGTAAAGGTTGTAATGGCAACTTTGCTCCTGGTGGACCAGTTTCTAATAAAATTAGATGTATAACAAAAGCTTTAGACAGATTAAAAAATCCTGAAAACTTAGGTCCTGGTGATAAATTAAATGCTAGAAAATTATTTCAAAGTGCAGGCGCTAAAAAGTTTGGAAATTTATTAAAAGGATTCGGTATACCCGGAGAAATATTATTTGAATCAGCTTTTGCTATTCCTAATTATTTAAGAGGTGAGAGTGGTAAAAGAATATTGGGAGATACACTATTAGGTTTAGTTGGAGTGTATGGGTCTCAATCATCAGAAGAAGAGTTTTTGGAGTATGCTAAGAAAAAAGGTTTAAGTGATCCAACAATCGAATTAATAAGTGACGTAAACCGAGTAGTAGATTTAGGAAGTAGTATTACTAAAAAAGAAAAAACAGGAAGAACAACTGACCCAACTGAATTATATAACAAAGTTAATCCAAGAGGAATGAGAAATGTTTACAAAGCAGAAGTAGATGAAACAAATAAAATTTTTGATAAATACACTATGGATCAACCTCAAGCAAAACAACAATTTAATGAAAATATGTTTAGTAATGCTATGCAACTAGGGTTAGATGTAGAAGATGATATTCAAGCTGATAGGGATAAAAGAATAAAAAGAAGAGAAGAAATGGGAATTATAGCAGATCAAAACTACGGTTCTTTTAATCAAGTACCTACTGGAATAATGGGAGCATATAAAAAATATTATGAGTAAAGATAATCCAACACTTGTAAAAAACATGAAACATGTTAAGTTCAACGCGATCCCACCGTTGCGAGGACCAAATCCTCAGGGGTTGATAAAAAATAAAAAACAAGATAAACCAATACAGGAGAATAAATATGGCAGATATAGATAAATCTCTCCCTGACGTCGGCAGTCCAAATGACCTTACTGATGTTAAGGAAGAAGTTGTTGCAGACGAATTAGAGATAGATAACCAATCAGGACCAGTAGAAATTACTGACGAAGAAGATGGTGGAGCAACCATTGACTTTGATCCAACAGCTGGTGAACAATTAGATGCAGGTGAAGATCATTTTGCAAACTTAAACGAAATACTTCCAGAAGAAGATACTGATGCCATGGGTAGTCAATTACAATCTGATTACATGGAATATAAATTTTCTCGTGCAGAATGGGAAAGAGCTTATATTGTTGGTCTAGAGTTATTAGGATTTAAATACACAGATAGAACTCAACCTTTCCAAGGAGCTAGTGGTGCAACTCACCCGGTTCTTGCAGAAGCGGTTACACAGTTCCAAGCTTTAGCTTATAAAGAATTACTACCTGCAGATGGTCCGGTTAGAACACAAGTGATGGGTAATAGTACTCCACAAAAAGAAGCACAATCACAACGTGTTAAAAATTTTATGAACTTTCAAATAATGGATCAAATGAAAGAATACGAACCTGAGTTTGATCAAATGTTATTTTACTTACCATTATCAGGTTCAACATTTAAAAAAATTTATTACGACGATTTATTGGGAAGAGCGGTTTCTAAGTTCATCCCTGCAGATGACCTTGTTGTTCCGTATACGGCTACCTCATTAGACGATGCGGAAGCAGTCATCCATGTAGTAAAAATGTCAGAGAATGATTTGCGTAAGCAAATGTATGCTGGCTTTTATTCTGATATCGAACTTACTAAACCTACAGGTACAATTACAAATGAACTGAAGGAGAAGGAAAGAGAAATAGAAGGAATTCAAAAAACACAAAGAACAGAATCTCTATACACAATTCTAGAATGCCACGTTAATCTAGACATAGAAGGTTTTGAAGATGTTGATTCTGACGGAGAACCAACAGGAATAAAATTGCCTTACATCGTAACAATCGAAGAAGGTAGTAGGAAAGTTTTGTCTATTAGACGAAACTTTGCGCCCAATGATCCAAAAAAACTTAAGATCCAATATTTTGTCCATTTTAAATTTCTGCCAGGACTAGGATTTTATGGTTTAGGATTAATACATATGATTGGCGGATTGAGTCGTACTGCAACGGCGGCTCTCCGTCAGTTATTAGATGCTGGGACATTATCAAACCTACCCGCAGGATTTAAGCAAAGAGGTGTTAGAGTCAGAGATGACGCTGTCGCTATTCAACCAGGAGAATTTAAAGATGTAGATACTCCAGGTGGAAATCTAAAAGATGCTTTCGTTTTCTTACCATACAAAGAACCATCACAAACTTTATTACAGTTGATGGGAATTGTAGTTGAAGCTGGACAAAGATTCGCGTCCATTGCTGACATGCAGGTTGGGGACGGGAATCAACAGGCCGCTGTTGGTACGACCGTAGCTCTTTTAGAACGTGGTTCAAGAGTAATGTCAGCAATCCATAAACGACTGTACGTAGGTTTAAAACAAGAATTTAAACTACTTGCAAAAACATTTGCTACGTATTTACCGCCTGAATATCCTTACGATGTTCCAGGTGCATCAAGAAATGTTAAGTTAACAGACTTTGATGATAGAGTAGATATTTTACCTGTTGCTGATCCGAATATATTTTCTATGTCACAACGTGTAACACTAGCTCAAACACAATTACAATTAGCTCAAACTAATCCACAAATGCACAATATGTACAATGCGTACAGATCTATGTATCAAGCGATTGGTGTAAAAGACATTGATAGAATTTTACCACCACCGCCACCGAATCAACCTAAAGATCCGGCGTTAGAACATATCGATGCTTTAGGTCAAAAACCTTTTCAAGCATTTCCTGGTCAAGATCATAGAGCACACGTTACAGCTCACTTAAACTTTATGGCAACTAACTTTGTTAGAAACAATCCAAGTGTAATTGCTTCATTAGAAAAAAATATCTTAGAACATATTTCTTTAATGTCTCAGGAACAAGTTCAGTTAGAGTTCCCAGAAGAATTTAAAATGATGCCACAATTACAACAAGCTGCAGTTCAAGATCCAGGGGCCCAGCAACAGTTACAACAAATGGCTCAGACAATTGAAGCTAGAAAAGCTGTATTAATTGCTGACATGACTGAAGAGTTTATGAAAGAAGAAAAAGAAATTACATCTCATTTTGATCATGATCCTTTATTGTCTCTTAAAGAAAGAGAAGTTGATCTTAAAGCAATGGACGCTGAAAGAAAAGCAACAGAAGATGAAAACAGAATAGCTTTAGATAGATTAAAAATGATGCAGGCTAAAACACAAGAAGATAAAAAACTTGCTCAAAACGAAGAGTTAGCTAACTTAAGAGCGGACACTACTATGGATAAAGCTCTATTATCTACTCGAACTAAGCTGTATACAGATAAAATGAAGTCTAAAGATGTAAAGACCTTGAAAGGTCCAAGAAGTTAATATATAAAATCATTAAGGAGAAAATATGAAAATAACAAAACCTATCGGAGTAAACAAAGACGGTTACGCAAGCGGTGGTGTTAAGATTGAGATTCCATCTCAAAACTTAATTAAAGACCCTAGAGCTAAGTCTAGCATTAGAGGATCTAACCAAAGAATCGCTACTGGTGACATCGTTGAAGTTAGAGGCACAAAAGCCATCCGAAAAGAAAAACGTCCTGTAAAGGCTACTTGGTACTAACATGTGGTTATCGGCAATTAAATTAGCCGTTTCTGCTGGAAGTAAAATTTATGCTAACAAGCAGAGAACGAAAATGGCTATGTCAGACGCACAGCTTATGCACGCCTCTCGTATGGCCGAAGGTAAAGAAGCTTACCAGGGAAAACTTTTAGAATCCAGACAATCAGATTGGAAGGACGAATTTATTTTGCTTTTACTTTCGGTGCCGATCGTAATGCTGGGATGGTCAGTCTGGTCAGATAATCCTGTACATATGG